GGTCTGCGCCGCCGTCTACTACCAATGTAATCGAGTGCGCTGGAAAGTTTCCGGCAACGCCTTCCACTTGGGTGACGGGATCGCCTAGGTCGTTTTCATAAATTTGAGCATCTAAAACGCTTGTTACTGCCAGGACGCCGCCTTTAATGCCAGTTGTGAGTGCTTGGCTAGGATTTGCGACAGAGGCCGCTTGTCGGCCCTGCAAAGCTGAATCTGTTTCGATGGGCTGCCCAGGCGTGGCTGCGCTTAAGTTGGTGACTGAAGTCCATCCAGCGGTTGGTGTTTGGATCAGGATTATTTGATCAACCGTTGCGCTGATAGCCCCAGCTGTTTCGCAGGTTGCTGTTGCCGTCACGGTGCCGCCAGAGCCAATGGTCACTGAGGCGGGCAGAATCCAGTTATTGCCGAAAATATCAGCCACAACGCCATTAGTTACTAGTGTAAAAGGGGTGCCGGTTAGGGTCAGCGGCACGATCGAAAAGGTGGGAACTCCCTTGACTAATCCGTTCAAGGAGACCAGCGAGGCCAGTCCTGCGCCGGTTGCCGTGGTTGGGCTGCGGTCGTTGTAAGTTTTTTGAGCGCCTAGTAAGGCGTCATAGTAAGCCTGCGCCCGTGCCGCTATGTCCTGGAAGTCTTGCGAGCTGGCATCCAGAACAATATCGTCGCCAAATGTGGCCTTGGCAGCCGCGACAAAATAGTCCTCGACATCTTGATATGTGCATATATTCAGGCCAGAGGCATCAATAAAAGGCGCGAAATAAGGCAAATTAAAGCACTCCAGATATTTCGGTTGTGGAGTATATGGTCTGAACGACTGAGGTGTAGCTGTAGGCCCTAGTCGTTGGGTCGAAGGTGCTGGAATAACTCACGATCCCCAGCACGCCTTCGGTGCCAAGTATGACCGCCCGGATGGCATTGTCTATGGCCGATAGTCTTTCAGGGCTAGCAGAGCCGCCCAGAATGTCGGAAAGGGGGAATCCTGCGTTAATGTCGCGCCAGAATGCGCCGCGATAAAGCTGCATACGGGTCTGGATAAGCTGGCGGACGGCTTCGTTGTCGGTGATGAAATCTTGACCGTTCTGGCCATAAGTGAAATCTCCAGTAGGAGAAAGCCGCCGCATCCTCATATGCTCACCCCGTTGACCATAACTTTGCCCACGAGGCTTACGGTGGGGGTTGGGACCTGAACGGGTACGCCCATAATTATTACGGTGGTGTTGGTATAGCCAATTTCAACGTTTGCCGAATCGACCGCTAGCTTGATATTGCCCCAGGCGTGCGGGATTCCCTCAGACACTAAGGTCTGTTTCTGCATGGTGACGGTTGCATCGTCAGCGGTAAGGGTCAAAGAGCTAACCCCAGAGTCAGTTTGCTTGACCGATACAGAAACTGTATTGTCTCTGGTGCGCAACTCTGCGGCATCGGTTGAGAAGTTTTCGATCACGTTCGGCTGGCTGTTTAGGCCGAGAATGCAAACGCCGTCAGATAAATCATGGCGCCGACGATCCATCCAGTTTTGAATGCCACCGGATGAGAACCAGGCATCCATGCACATGTCTTGAAAGAGCACTTCCACCTCGTCGCCAGCCTTGACCGGCATGGTTAAAACGAGGTTTCCAGCGCCTGGAAAAATGACAGGAATATCAGTTAGCAGCGGCAAGTCCAACCAGGAAATACCGCCATCCTCGCGGTTTACAATCTTTTCTCTAATTAATGGCTGCGCGCTTATAGTCTGTTTTACAGGGTCAAAACTGACCACCTGGCAAGGCATAGCAACGCGAATTTTGCGCGAAAGGTTGGATTGGTTGCGCTCTTCGATCTCGGTGTCGTCTGGCGTGCGCTGGGCGATATTGAGCAGCGGCCTAGAGCCTCTCGAAGAGACTTGGCCGAAAATAGTATCTGTCATTTAAAACCCCGATTGGGAAGGCGAGGTAAACATTGAGGGCAGGCTAGAAAGCTGGTTGATGGCGGTAATATCGAAATACCATTCTTGGCCCCGAGTGTCCCCAGTGGCTTCAATGGCGATTATTCGGTAGAGGCCGTCCATGTCGAGTAGCGTCTGTGGCACGCCAAAGCCTAGCTGATTCTGGATAATGCTTTGATTGTCCAGCTTTACCCAGCTGTCTAAGTCTAGGTTTGGGTTGATGAGGCACTTTAGGTTAATGCCCTCGTCCGTTTGGTGCGGCATACCTACCAAGCCGGTCTGCGCGTTCAAAGTCTGAACGACTTGGGGCGGAGCCTTAGAGAGGGTAGAGATTCGGGCTTTTCCGTGATTAAAATAAAACGCAGCGTTGTTATTGATGGCTATATTGCGGAGGATGTCAATCGGATTCCCTGATATAGTCTTGCCCCTGGTCGTTTTCTGTTGGCTTAAAACGTCCGATTCAAGGTCAAAAGGGATAGAAGAGGCCCGGCATACCTGTTTGGCAATACTTAAACCATCTTGTCCAGCGGCTAGTGTTATATTGCAGATGCCCATGGCGCTGGCATAATAGCCGTCGATGCAGACCAGTCGTAAAAATGTTGTTACCGCGTCGTCCTCTTTGCCCCGGATTGGCTGGTAAATATAGCCCTCGAAGATTACGCCATAAGCGCCGTTTTCATATCCGGCCTCCAGGATGACATATTGCCCATTAAGCAAAATGTCGGTTTCTGTTTCTGGGTGTAGGTTGTAGATGTTAATTTCGGCGCTTTGATACAGTCCAATGATTTTTTTATCCATGGAAAACGTGCATCGCAGCTCTGAAACATCAATAGCTTCGCCCCGAAACGTGATTACCTTGATGTTGTATTTTCTCAGGTACTGGTGATGCGCCGCAGAAGGTGGTGCCAGGCTCATACGTCTGCCCAGGCCAGCGTGAAACTTCCATCCCAATCAGTTTCACCTGGGGACTCAGTTTCGATTGCTGAGTTAGGTATAACAAACAGTCCGCCGATTTCAAGGTATTGATACTGGGCTAGAAGATTGGCATAAAATCCAACGCCAGTGAGCATGGGAAGGCCGCTAATTAATTGGGTATTTGAGGCTGAGTCGGTGATGTTCATTTGCCAGTAATTAGCAATTCGATTCCATGCAAAGTAAAATTCCAGCGTGATATTGCCACCTTGCCTGGGCAATGTTATGGCTAGTTTTTGGTTCGGATCATTAGTGATTGGAATCTCTACAATCACAGCGAATCTCTAAATCTTTTTATGGCTTTTTCGGTGGTCTGCCAGTCTTCAATAAACCGTTCTTTGGTTCCTAGCCTACTCTTTACAGGTGCAACCTTGCCTCTATTTGTTGTCATCGTTGCATTCGGATTAATTGAAACTTTAGAAAGCTTGGTGTCGACAAGGAAAAGCTGAACAATATTAATTGTGGCTCTGAGCGAATTTTTAGTGGTGTAGTCGTCGGTTACGTCGATGGATTCAATCAGAACGTCAGAGTAGAACCCATATTTACTATCTAGGGTTAAGAGCTGGCGAGTTTTCCGCATTTTTTCCAAGGCAGTATAGGCATTGATGCTGCGGCCTTTGCCCTGTGCGAATGGGTTGGAAAATAGCCCGAAAACCAAGCTGGTATTAATTGTGTCACTCATTAAAATATCAAACGAAAATCGTGCTTGATTATCGTAGGAATGATCTGATGCCTTTGAGCCAGTTTCGACCGGGTGTTGAGTAAATGTCGTGCTAGTGTTGTGGTTTAATTTCAGCCAGGCATCAAACTGCATGCCACTAATATTCCACTCGCTAGGCGCGATAGCACCTATGGTAAAAGTTGGCGTTGGACTAGTCATTAGTATGAGTGTCCTGAATTGGCTTGCAGCTGCCTTTTAACTTCTCTGCCGGTTGCTTCTGGACCTTTTGCGCCATTTACAATAATGGTAATAGGTCGCACAGTGGCATGTAGGTGCTCGCCGGTAAAATCCCTTGTTTTTGTGGTTTGGATTTGAGGCACCAGGTGGCCCATTTTCATTTTTCGCAATTCATCAAAAACCTTTGCACTGCGATTGCCGTTCAATTCTAGGTTTAATTTTTTCATGCCATCGGACTGCATGGCTGCTGCAATAAAATTGGCATAACCTTTTGCGGAGGTATCACCAGGAACCATATCAACTGCCAGCCCTTTTGGATGCCACGATCTACCACTTCTGCCTGCTAATCCAGAGGTCATAGTATAAGAGCCGTTGTAGTGGTTGTCTAAGCTGGATAGAAAATGGTCGATAGCAGGCGTACTTTTAACTTTATTCTGCTTTGTATGATGCCCATAAAATAGGGTTTCTAGGGCGTTTTTGCTAGCTGCTTTAATTTCTTTTTTATGCTCAGCCAGCGAGCCTCCGGCCATTGCCCCTAGTGGAGCGCCGCCTGCCAATCCTATGCCCGCGCCTATAGTAGCACCGCCCAATGCTCCTGCTGGCCCAAAAATTGATCCTATCTGAGCACCTATTGCGCCTCCTGCCAGTGCTCCCCCAGCTCCTCCCAAAGCGCCACCGATAGCTGTTTCTACTGGGTTTTTTCCTAGTTTTTTTGCTATCATTTCCGCA